TTTACGAGGATTACGTCTTTGATGTGTTTTAGGTTCATGGTTTAGAGGTTTAGTACCGCAAAGTTACACAACAACGTACTTCCCCGAGTTACTGACCCGTAACTTGTTGAGTGCCACGTACCGCATCGCATCGCAGGCGTGGTTGAAGGAGTCAATGGGGACCCCCGTGTTCTTGCCTTCTTTGTCGGTGGCCCAAGTGTAGGACCGCAGTTCTTTGATAAGGTTGGTGCTATCCTTGGTAACCTGCAATTTAAAGCGTTTCAGGATGTCTATCCCGTTCCTGACCGAGTCGGGACCTTTGTCCGCTGGCTTGATGTTGAATCCAAGACGGTAGATTTCTTCGATGGACTTCGGTTCTGCTGAATCCGCTACGATTTCCCAAGCCCTTGTGATGCCGAGCGACCGCAGTTTGTCTGCGATGTCTTGGTTCGTGAGGCCCGTGGAGTACAGTAGTTCTTGAATGAGCAGGCAGTCCCCTTGGCGGTAGATTGCTACGAGTGCGGTTGGGTCGTTGCTAAAGCCCCAGTCAAGCCCAAGGGCGACGAATTTGGCACGGCTGACATCGATGCCCTCCACGACCTCGAAGTCCTCGTATATCGCACCCTGAAGCGTCCCGACCTGACCGAGGCCGTACACCTTCCACCAGTTCGCCCAGTATGCAGACGTTTCGGCTTTGGTGCGGTTTAGTTCGATGTCCCGCTTGATGGTATCAGGCAGGGCTTCGTTGTCGTTGTAGGTAAGGATGACTAGTTCTGCATCCTGTTCGGGAAGGACCTCCGTATGCGCCCAAAACTCGTGGGTCGGGTTGAAGTCGATGTATATGGCCTCACTGGTACGAATTGCGAGTTGATAGTAGGACTCGAAGTCGATGTTGTTGGCCTCGTTGATGTAAACGACCTGCCTCCTTGCCCCTCGGAGCCGTGCCTCGGAATCAGCCGAGAAGAACTCGATGATTGAACCGTTGGCAAAGTGATAGGTGAGCAGGGTCTTGTTCCATCGGTCTGCGACCCATCGGCCCGTCCATTGCATGACCTTCGCAAAGTCTTTGATTGCACCCCTCCGTAGGTGAGGGATGGATTCAGACACAACCGAAATCTCGGTCTTGTTCTTTGCTGCGATGTCAATGAGGACCGCAAGGATGGCGAGCGTTTTCCCCGCACTTGTTCCGCCTTGGATGACCTTCTTCCGGGCCGTCATACGACGGATTCGGCTGATGGCGGTCGTGTACTTAAAGTCCATCCCCAAACAGGGGTTGCTCGATGTGGACCGTGTTCTCCTGCTTGTCAACCAAGCCAAGCAGACGTGAGGCGATGTTGGCCGAGTAAACGCCAGCACTTGAACCCTCCAGCATGTCCTTGTCGCAGGTCAGCCTTATGCGTGTAATGATTGGGGAGAATGTCTTGTGCAGGTCCGTAGTCCCCTTCCTGTAATCCGAAAGGTCATAGCAAACCCCGTTTTCTGCAAGCCATCCTTCAAAGCCCCGAAAGGTAATCGGACGCTCCTTGTCCCGGTAAACCATGACCCCATCCTTGCCGACATAGTCCTGCACACGATATGGGTTGGCCTTGTTCTCGGCTCGGTACTGCTCAAACGCCTCCCATAGTTCTTCGGGGGTATTCCAAATTGGGGGTCGGCCTGCCATTAGTATTCGATTTTGTCGATTAGGTCGCTTATCTTGTTTACGATTTTCATTTTCACTTCGTACTGGTTCGGGGCATTGGAATCGTCCACCGCTCCGATGCAGTCGCAGAGGGTCGTTATCACCATCATGAGCGAGTCCATCCGAGCCTGCACCTGTGCCTCGTCATCCTTCGCCTTCGAGTTCGCCAAGTTCTCGGAGTTTATTTCTGCTCCACGATAATGCCGACTTGCCACCCCAAAGCAGATATGAGATGTAACCGCAGTCCGAGGTATCGTCAGCGTTGTCGTAGTAGGTTTCAGCCCTTGAGAGGTAGGAGTGCATCCGCTTGATGGTTTCAAGGGAAATTGCTTCCCCGTTGGCGAGTTGCTGCGCCCGGACCTTACCCGTCTGGGTGGCACACTTGTTCCCGTTCCTTTCGTTGAGTTCTATCCCTCGCTTGGCATTCGACCGAATCTCTTGGCCGTAGTCGGAGTAAGACTCGAACTGCTGCCTCTTGTGATTCTCCCACGTTGAGCCGCAAACGGCAAGCCGTTGAGCCGTATCGGGGAACTCCGTGGTCGTTGAGTTGTTGGACATACAACGACCGATGAAGCCTTCTCTTGACTCGTTATTGTTCGGAATTGGCAGGGGCATTCAGGGGGTGGGTTATGGTGTTTTGGTTGACTTCGAGGAACAGGTCCGCTTGTAGGTAAATGTATTGGAGAGCCGATTTTACGCAGTCCGCACACCACCAGTTCGTGGGCGGTCGTCCGTGAGCCGTAAGGATGGCTTGCAGTTCACCAACCGCATCGGGTGGCAGTCGCATCGTCAGGGAGGCGATGTATTGGTCCCAGTACTTGCGATGCTTCTGGGCCACGATGAATTGGTCGGTTGTCATTTGAAGGTCCATTCTCGGAGTAAAATTGCGGTGGCAGATGTGGCAAGGCCGAGGATAGGAGCCAAGTACCATTGGCACGTTGGCAGGGTCAGGGCAAAGCCAAGCCAAAACCCAAAGCAGGTCATACACGAAAAAGGCTTCCGCTTCGCAAAGGGCAAAGCATAGAACCACGAAGGCAGGACCCGGAACTCCACAACCGCAAGGGTCGCTAAAGCACTAATCAGGATGGGATAGACCAGTATATCCATTGGCTTCGATTGCGGTTTTGATTTTGGCTTTGGCCTGTTCGATGGAGTAAATGATGGACCTGTACGGGATGCCCGTTTCACGGGACATGGCCTTCATGTTCCCCGTCTGCATGAGCAGGTTCAGCAGTTCTTTGTCGTACGGGAACGCTCCGTCCTTGGCCCAAGAGTCCATCTCTTGCTGGGCGATGGCCCAAAGGTCGTCAAGCAGGGAGTCGTAGTCCTTGCCCAGTTCTTGGGTTTCGGGATCCACTTCGACCCGCTCGTCGTGGTGGCGGTACTTCTTGGCGAATTGGTTGTTGTTCCCCCTGTACAGGTTCATGATCAGCCGAACGATGTAAAAACGCAGGTAGCCTTGGACCTGCATCTTGAGAATTTTGTCGGGGTCTTTCTCCAGCAGAATCAGGACGACCTCTTGTTCGAGGTCCTTCCAAAGCGGATTGCCCCCCGTAATGGTGAGGCAAGCCTTGCGGATTTCTCCGCTGCGATAAAGGTCAAGGATGGTAGCCTCTGCGTTCACTAACGCAAAGATGGAGGGGGTTCTCGCTAATGTTGCAAAAAATCCCGTGTCCTGTTGAGAACTTGTGTACGAAGGAATTTAATGTCGGGCCTCGCTCTCATGTTTATCGCAAGGATTTCGAGATTATGCATGACTGTGGCGTGGTTCCTCTTGATGATACGCCCGATTTGGCAGTAGGTGTATAGGTACTCGGAATAGGCGATGTCGGCAAAGATGCTGCGAGCAAGAACCAGTTCTTGGGTCTTGACTTCGCTCAAGATGTCATCGGGGCTGACTCCGACGACCTCTGCCGTATAGCCGAGGATAGTTCGTGTGATTAGGTCCATGGTCATTGAGTTATTTTCCTGTAGTAGTCTTCTAAGAAAATCCGCTCAACTTTGGTCAATCCCCAATTCTCAACGGCTGCTTCCGCAAACTCAAAGGCAAAGTCTTTCATGGCCCGAATAATCCACTCCCTATCAACTTGATGGAAGTGCATCTCGTTTGCGTCTTCGTGCTTGGCGAGGATTTCGTCTGGTGTTTTCATTTTGTTTGGGGATTTGTCGGAATTTCCGATTTTCTTTTAAAGTGGTCAAATTTGACCACCTTCTGGTCTTTTGGTTGAAAGTTCAATTAGCTTCTTGAGCAACTCAAATTCTGTCTCTTCGTATGTTTCAAAAGTCTTGCTTATAAGCGGTCCTGCTTTATAGTATAAATCCATAGGGTCGTATAAATACACAAAATAAAAAAGGTCGTTTGCAGCCGAATTGATATAAAACACATACTTCTCCCTGAACCATCTAAATGCTTGTTGGTAGAGGGGTGCAGATATTTTTGGATTATTCGTGATAGATGGATGTTCGAACAAACTGTTTTTGTTCTCGCTATTCAAATATCTATCATAACTTATTTTTAAGCCTTCTATATCATAGTACCCCAAGCATGATTCATCAAACCCAAGTTCTTTGAGTGAAATGGCTTGTTCGTAAGGGATAAGGATAAATTCGTTTTTCATTTTGTTTGGGCTAAAACGGGTTTGGGGGTAGAGGCATCCAATGGCTCACTTCAATTAGGAACCAAGTTTGGTGTTCGTAGTACCAACGGCCGTCGCCCAGCCATGCGTAGGCTTGGTTCATGTCGGTCGTGAATATCAGGACTGGCTCGTAAGGTTTCGGCATCCTGTCCAAGCATTTCACCCATTCCATGGTCAGGCGTTTTTGGCTTGAAGGATTCGACCGAGCAGGGTCCAGTTTACGGACCAAGCCTTGATGGTTTCGGATTTGTCGGGGCGGTTGCAGTTGACGCATTCCTTGCGGATGTGCAGTTGCCAGCGTCGGAAATCGGTTGGTGTGGTTTTCATAGGTTTGGGGTTTAGCATTTGGGTGGTGTCAACGAAATGGTCGGAATTTCCGAACGGTTGGTAAGGTTATAGGCTGACGATGCGGGTTGGTTTGTCAGGGTGTAGGCTGACGGTTATATCCGATTGCGTATAGATTTTAGGTTTTTCTTTATATTATATGCGATTGCGTATCATTTGTGTTTGTAGCCAACAGACGATTTCTTTCTGCATTTAACCAATCTTTAGGCGACATGCCACTATTGGCAAATTCTTTTGAATTAAGCATATCCAATGCTATTTCAAGTGCGTGTAATTGATACTTTTTATCAGCAATCAATCCATCTAAATATTCATAAAAAGCCATTTGAGCCTCATACTCTGCTTCTGCTTGTGCAGCGTATCCTGCTTCGTATTCCCATTGTTCTTGAGTCATTTCATTTAGGTTTTAAGGTTTGGATTTATTGAAGCGATATGATTAATCATTCATTATATGCGATAAGGGTGCTTATTGACCGATTTCTCATTCATTGTATCCGATTGCGTATAGTTTGGTTGGGTTCACGAATGAGCGAGTTATAAGTAATATTATTTTTGTTTTGGATTATACTTACCGTAACCATTAATATAACATTTTTCTTTTATTGATGATAGTTCTACTTTTTCAGCATCATCCGTTAATTTTTTGACTGAAATTATAGTCAAATTACCATCAAACTTAGTTTCTGATGAACAAGTTATTGTTTTGTATTGTGGTCTGTGTATATAAACAAACTCTGGTTTCTTTTCTTTTTTCATTTAATTAGTTTTTAAAGTTTGAAACAACTGATACCTCCCACACGAATCGGTCAGGGTCTTGACCTGTGGCCCGAATCCGTTGGAACGGCTTAGCACATACTCGCAAGCATCCCCCTTGGCCCGGACCTCAATCACCTTCCAAGGGCGGTCGTTGGTGCAAGCGGTCAGCAGGAGCAGCAGTAGGAATCGCATGGAACAAATCTACACAATTATTCCACACTTGCAACCACTCTTTGAAAATCCTCTACGCTCCGGATAACCTCGTATCGATACCCTGCCTCTTGGACCACTCCCTGCCACCACTTCTGCGAGAGGGACTGCTTGCCCTTATTGGCCTTGAACTCCAGCATCACCGCACCGGTGGGCGAGAGCCATATCATGTCGCTGACCCCTGCGACCACACCCATGGCCTTCATCACGCTGCCGGCATAGGCATTCGGTGCGTTGTTGTTGACCGTGAACAATCGGCCCCGGTCGTTGGGAAAGTTGTTCCAGTGCCACTGGAAGCATTCGGCTTGGAGTTTGAACTCGGACATCATGATTGAAAGATTTTAAATCGTTTTGCATTGTGAAAATACCAACCTCGCTTCCATCCCATGTAACTGACAAACTCTTCGGCCTCGGCCCTGGTCTTGCAGTTGTGCAGCACCCAAAACGGGCTGATGACCTTGGCCTTTGCCAGTTGAGCCTTTTGGTACATCGTGCTTTGCTTTGCCATTTCCATGCCTTGGGCCTTGGTCAGCATCTGCAAACTTACGACTTCACCTGGAGGCTTTGGCTTTCGCTCGTATTCAAACCCGCAATGCTTGCACTCCATGGCAGCCACCGGGATAATGGCCTCGCAATTCTTGCAGTTCTTCACCCCACCAACGCCAGCGGATTCCCGTTTACGTTTCTTCTTCAAGGACCATTCCCGGTTCGTTTCCCAAAAGCCATGGGTCTGCACGTTGTTCCCAAAGTCCAAAACGGTAAACCGTGTCTTGTTTGGCGTTACCCTGGAGCCTCGGCCAACCATTTGCATGAACAGGGGTAGGCTCGCAGTCGCCCGGTAAAGGATGACGACCTCGATGGATGGTTCATCAAAGCCCGTGGTCATCAGGTCGCAGTTGCAAAGGATCCCATCGTTGGACTGCTTGAACCACGCAAGGGTTTCGGCTCGCAAGGACTTAGGCATGTCTCCGTCAACGTGCCGGGCGTTGAACCCTGCGCCCTGCAAAGCCTCGCAAACCTCCTTGCTTGATGCGATGTTGCTCGCAAAGACGATCGCCTTCTTGCCTGGGCAAACCTTGGCGTAGTTCTGCACCACCCCGGCAAAGACCTTTCGCTCGCTGAATCGTTGAGCCATTTGCTCGGTGTCGTAATCATCGCCCTTCATACGGATCCCGGAAAGGTCCTGCGTCATTCCGTAGGTCGTTGGTTCGGCCAGGTAGCCTTGGCTGATTAGTTCCTGCACCTGAACCGGTGCATGGAGAGCCTTGTAGAATTTCGAGAGGCATTCCTGCTTTCCCCTCCGCAATGGCGTTGCA